TGGAGTAGCAGGAACGATTGGTGCAACAGGGGCTGTTGGTGCAACAGGGGCTGTTGGTGCAACAGGAGCGGGAACAACAGGAGCGACTGGAGTAGCAGGAACGATTGGTGCAACAGGGGCTGTTGGTGCAACCGGGGCTGGAGTAGCTGGGGCCACTGGAGCAACAGGCGTTGGAGTAGCTGGGGCCACTGGAGCAACAGGGGCTGTTGGTGCAACAGGGGCTGGAGTAGCAGGGGCTGTTGGTGCAACAGGGGCTGTTGGTGCAACCGGGGCTGGAGTAGCTGGGGCCACTGGAGCAACAGGCGTTGGAGTAGCTGGGGCCACTGGAGCAACAGGGGCTGTTGGTGCAACAGGGGCTGGAGTAGCAGGGGTCACTGGAGCAACAGGCGTTGGAGTAGCAGGGGCCACTGGAGCAACAGGGGCTGTTGGAGCAACAGGAGCGGGAACAACAGGAGCAACTGGGGTAGCTGGAACGATTGGAGCAACTGGGGCTGTTGGAGCAACCGGGGCTGGAGTAGCTGGGGCCACTGGAGCAACAGGCGTTGGAGTAGCTGGGGCCACTGGAGCAACAGGGGTTGTTGGTGCAACCGGGGCTGGAGTAGCTGGGGCCACTGGAGCAACAGGGGCTGTTGGTGCAACAGGGGCTGGAGTAGCTGGGGCCACTGGAGCAACAGGGGCTGTTGGTGCAACAGGGGCTGGAGTAGCAGGGGTCACTGGGGCAACAGGCGTTGGAGTAGCTGGGGCCACTGGAGCAACAGGGGCTGTTGGTGCAACAGGGGCTGAAGTAGCAGGGGCCACTGGAGCAACAGGCGTTGGAGTAGCTGGGGCCACTGGAGCAACAGGGGTTGTTGGAGCAACTGGAGCCGGAGTAACCGGGGCGACGGGAGTAGCAGGAACGATTGGAGCAACTGGGGCTGTTGGTGCAACCGGGGTGGGAATAGGCGGGGTCACGGGGGCCACGGGGGCGACAGGCATTGGAGTAGCTGGGGCTACTGGGGCAACAGGGGCGGGGACAAATGGAGCCACGGGGGCAACTGGCCCCATCGCCGGTTCCACGGGTCAAGTAATTTACAACAACGCTGGTTCACCTGCTGGAGCCGCGTTGGGAGGCAGCCTCTCAATCAACGCTGGTTCCCTGCAGTTCACCGACACCCTTAAGTTTGTTATCAGCAACAAAGGCGAAACCGCCACCCCTGCTACCAACTATGTTGAGACGACAGTGCAACGTTCTTGTACTGTGGCGGGTGCTTTTTGGGAGCTTAATCCCACCGCGCCATCAACCAGTGGCAGCAGTCAGGCGATGTTCTACGCCCGTCGCAGTGGTACTCGAACCAACCTACTCACAGCTAACGCATCTTTACCTGCAACCACGGGCATATACGTAGACGTTAGTGGCACCCTTGCACCGCCTTTAACTCTCGTCGCCGGGGACACTTTAGGCGTCGACCTAGTTCAGATTGGCACCGGGTCGTCCGGTCACATTTTCACCGCAACCATTCGTTACACCTGATCTCATGAACACTACTATCAATCCTACGACTGGCGTCGAGTACTTCTCCGACGGCCCAGATGAAGGCCAGAGCGTTGCCTTATTTGTGAACGTTAGCAATGGGCAAATCAACAACCCTAGCGGGAATCGTTGGCCCACCCTCAGAGGCGAGGTTCATGACTTTAATGAGGAGTTTTTTAGGGTAGTTCCATTTTTTGCAGCGCCATTTGACACTGAGTTGCGTTTTGTTGACAGTGAAAATAGCGGTCGAGCTTTAAATCCTATTTCCCCGAAACCGCCAGTCGGCCACCCTCAAGGGACGTACGAAGAGACCCGAACGCTTAAGCGACGCAGCAAAGCTGAGCTGAGGGCACTGGCCAAGGGGTACGCTGATCAAAACAACGCTCAATTGTGGCCTCAGGAGAACGGTTACACCGAAAAGCTAAACTACGCAAAAGAGCAGGTGGCCGCCAATAATCTTTTGGATCACTACGTATCCTTAATTGAACGTCATGAAAGGTTGCTTCAAGCGTCTTTTCATAACGACGCACGTCTTGCACAATTATACGCTACAATTGAAGAAGCAGGAGAGTCCGGTAACATAGACGACTGGCCTTTCAGCAAAATGGCCGGAGTTAACCCTGAAACAGGGGAGACCATTTCGGGTTGGGTTAATGCAATCGAGCAGTGATGGAATACGTCTTCCACCCCCTTGGATCACCCCTGCCGATGGAAAACCTAACCGCGAGGTGCGACCAGTGATTACTGTGCAACGGAGAAGGCCCCCCAGCGGGGGCGGTACCCGCTGGACCCCTACGGTGTTTGGCACGTCTGTGGTTTGGCTCACCGCCGCCGACCCGTCCACTTACACAACGGTGACCGCCAGCGCAGTCACCGACTGGCGAGACAAGAGCGGCGGTGGGCGACATGTCACTGCAACTTCTACGCAGCGACCAACCTATGTTGCAAACGGGCTCAATAATCGACCCACGATGAATTGGGGAGCCGCGATCAATAACAATAGGATGACCTGGACGGGCGCAGCATTTAACCCGGTCAGAAGCTTTGGTGTTGCTCAGTGGGAAGGCCCAAATCCGTTTACAGGTTACAGCGGAATACTGTCATTTCCGTTCTCTGGGAATAATGATCTTTTTCTTACGGAGGTCTCAAACCAGTGGTTTGGGGCGCGTCAGGTCTCCCTAAATGGCAACGATCCCATTACAACCCCGCTGCCCACGATTTCGTCCCCATTTTTGTGGGCGGACAAGGTTACAATGAATGCCAACAAAAGCACAATGTGGATAGGGAATGACAGAGCCGAAACCAACCGGGGCTGGCGGGGGAAACTTTCAGAGGTGATAATTACGCTTTTTCTGCCCACTCTCCAAGATGTTTTGAATATTGAAGGATACCTCGCGCACGAGTGGGGGCTTCAAGCCAATTTGCCCTCCAGTCATCCCTACCGCAATAGCCCGCCTCTGATCTGACCCGAGCCCAGATTGCGGCGATCGTCCAGGGGTCGACAAGCGCATAAAACCCTACCCGCCCGTAAATTCTTTACGTCCGCAGGTTTACGCTATATTAGTTCTATAGGGGTAACACCATAAATAAAATGAAACCAACTCTCCACCTCATCGGAATTTTTCACACCCTGCCCACCCAACAATATAGCCACTGCGCGTTCACCGGAAAGGCTATGCGCTTTCCGAAAATGATGATGGCACAGGGTTACAATGTTATTGAGTATTCCAACTACGGTTCTGAGGCGAACGCCTCTGAGCATGTGACAATGCTAACGGCAGACGAGTTTGACAGACTATACGGTAACCGTGACAACCGGAGCTTCCACGGAGACAACGCCACAATTGGAACAGAGGGTCACCGACTATTCGAGTCTCGTTTAATTCCCTCGCTTCATGACCGTGTAAAACCCCGCGACATTATCTGCCACCCCTTCGGCCACGCCCATTCGACCCTACTGAGTGAGTTCCCGTCCAACACACACGTTGAAACCGGTATTGGCTACCCTACAACCCTGGTTGGAACGAAAAAAATCTTTGAATCATACGCCTGGATGCACTATCACCAAGGGAAAGAGGGACGAAACGGTGAGAACTACGAGTGGGTTATTCCCAATTATTTTGACACAAGCGAGTGGGAACCCTCATTCGAAAGCGGCGACTATCTCGCGTTCCTGGGAAGAATAACCCCCTTGAAAGGTCTTGACACAATCAAGGCACTCGCAGACTACAGCCCGTGGAAAATCCGCCTAGCTGGCCAAGGAGACCCAACACCCTGGGAACACCCTAATATTGAGTACGTAGGACCACTTAAGGGCAAAGAACGTAGTACTTTCCTGAGAAACGCACGTGCCTGCTTAATGCCAACTATTTTTACAGAGCCGTTTGGCGGTTCCGGAGTCGAAGGAATGTTATGCGGTACTCCGTTAGTCTCCGTCGACTACGGTGCTTTCACAGAGACCGTTATCGAGGGTGTTACCGGGTTTCGGTGCCACACTCTTCAAGATTGGGTGAATGCTTTGCAAAGCGCAGGGAGCCTGGACCGCAAGAGGATATACGAGATTTCGGCAGCAAAGTACAGCCTTGACGCGTGCGGAAAGAAGTATGCTCGGATATTCTCCGACTTGGATAGTCTGTGGGATAAAGGTTGGTACACTTTGAGTGTCTAAAAAGGGGGGCAGAGGGTAAAATAGTCTGTAAGAATCACTCAACCGATAATGGCCATGGACCGAAATCCCTCGTTCGCAAGGGACGAAAACTTTGAGAATAACGCAAGAAAAGTAGCAGATATGCTGTGGGAAGCTTCGAGGGGGGACCTTGCTTCTATTCCGAACAGCTACGTTGAGGGCCTCTCCCACGACTACTCCGACGGTTCTGTGTCACTCTTGAATCTACTCAACCGTGTCACACTCTCTGAGAAAACCTACGAGGAATTTTCCGAGGTTGTTGAGCGTCTAATTTACACTCAGGATTCGGATTGGCCCGCGAAAGACAGCATCCTTGAAGTCCAGGCAGAAAAGCTTCTCCACGACTCTTGCGGCGAGGGTCTCAGCTTCAGCGAACTCGACTTTGATCTCAGCTTTGCCGAAACGGGCAACATGTCAAACAAGATAGAGCTTTTCCTTAAAAAGGTAATTTCCTCTGTCTACCTCGACGGTGTGTCAAATGTTACGGACAAAGACGGAAATCCCCCGAACGCAAGTAACAGCTACCTACAGTCCCCCGACGGAAAGTCCTTCTCCGGTAAATTCTTTGACAACACGGACTCTGAAAAGCCCAAAAAGTTTGACTTTGAAATAATGAAGGGGTCGAAGGGAGACTGGACAATTAAGTACTGATTTCCTGGGGGTGTGAACCGTTCCCACCACACAGAAAAGGGGGTAAAACTTAGTCGAGTCACTGGAACACAATGGAAGAAAATTTCACGGTATATGCAAATAAGACCTTTAAGGCACTTAATGACGCGATAATTGTAAGTCGCATGTCGCACTGGAACGTAAGGGGGCCAAACTTCTACGAGTGCCACCTTCTTTTCGAGAGAATTTACACAGACCTTTCAAAACAAACTGATGGCCTTGTAGAGAGCCTAAGAGCCTTTCAGCACAATCCTGACTTCGCACTCTTCAGCGGCCCTGGAATCTCAATGCAGAACTACGACTGCCGCTTCCTGGCCGAACTTTCCCTTGACTTTTTAATGTCCTTGAGCGCCACCCTGGCCCTTTTCTTCGAGTTTGTTGAGGGAATCGATGGAGACCCCCGCCTAGTCGCACTGTCCAATCGCATTCAGGGCATCTCTGACGCGGTTCTTACGGACCAATACCTCCTTCAAGCTTACCTTGGAATGTGAGCCTTTACCGGCGTGTCGCAACGCTAAGCTAGTCCCAGCTACTCGAGAACTATTATGTATCTGGTTGTTCGTGTTGATGGCCGAGTGTGGGATGGCTTCGGATGGAACGTGAAAGGCAAGAAGTTCTTCACAGTGGCCAGTGCAACCCGCTCTCTGCATGAGAATGGCGAAGGTGTCGAAAAGGCTG